AGGCATCACCAAATCTTCTGCGGGTACATACATTGATACTTGACGATCTAGCGCTGCATCTACATAAACTTTTTTAAATCCATTGCCAGATAATGCTACACCCCATAACATTCTTTCATGTTCAGGACGATACTCAGGCATATTGTCAGTTAATTCATAATTCATGTCTGCAACTACACGTTGCATGGCATCTTTTTTATCTTGTGTTTCTTTACCAATGATCTCACCCTTAACAGGGCCAGATGCTGGAAAAGTATCCATAATTGTTTCTGATTGAAATTTAGTGACTGCTTCAGCCAAGATTGGATGGTAAACACCGCAAGCACCATCCCATGGTTCTGCACGCTCATCAATCTTAAGACCTAATAAATCTAAACCATCTACATAAGTTTGTATCCAATCACGTCTAGAATCGACATCAGAATCAAAATCGCCTACTAAATCACCCGCAAGTTGAGCTAACTCACCATCATCTATGTATTCAGCTAAGTTATCAGAAAAGTCTTCTTTATCTTTATTGTCCTTTTCTAAATCAATTTCCATGCCGTCCATACCAATATGAACTGCGTCTGGATTAACAATTTCTATTTCCATAGCGGGTTGTTGAGCGTCTATTCCTGCTAGACCTTGAGGTGCTTCATAGAGGGCTTTATCGATTGACATAATAATCCTTTAATGGTAGATACAATATTTTAACTTGTTTATGCATATTTAGCTATCTAAATGAGGGTCCTACAGCCCACGCTACTGCACTATAACGCTCGCCTTTTGTGATAGGTAATACCCGATGTTCAATGGGAGATGGAAATACGACTATGGACCCTTGTGTGAGTTTTAAAGGGGTTACATGTTTTAATTCTAATTCTCCCCCTTCATAATCATTGATATCAGATAACATAAGTACGGCTGATAATTTTCTCTGCATATTATTATCATCTGGAGGCATGGTATCAAAGTGCCAATCATAATGGCCGCCTACTTCATAGTGGCCTATTTGAATATCTTGAATAGCATCGATATCATAGTTCCATTGTGTTTTGTTAATTTGAATAATATGCATAGACATAATGCATCCCACAGGTGAGTAATATGGGGCAAAAGTCACTGTGGTTTTTCTAATGTCATTATTAGTGACTGAACCGTGGGGATCCATATATTCTGCTGAATGTTTTGTTGACCAATTCGCTTCTTTGATAATAAGCTCACATTGTTCTTTAGATATAGCTGACTCATATAGCCAGTAACGATTATTAATAATAGCCTGTCTTCCTTCTAAATTCTTTGGGTGGATCTTGTTCATCTGTAGGGAGTGTAATAAACCCACCACGCCTAAAACGAATAAGCGCTTGAGTGCTTGAGTCCACTAAGTCATCGTGATCTGAGTTTGGAAAAGCTGCCATCTCTTCTATCACTTCTTCTGCCCAACGTCTTCTTGGCGCCCACACCTTTCCAGATGCGAACAAGTCGCTCACTGAATTAACACGAGAGATCTTATCGTTACCTCGTGTGGGTGTAAATTCTTGAACTGGGATTCCCATCCGTCTTAGTTCAAAAATTAAAGGCGCACCTGATGCTTTGGCTTCCACAATAAATGCGTCTGGTTGCCAGTCTGTGTAATATTCCATAGCTCTCGCTTTTAGCTCTGGAAATTCCATGCGTTCTTTTAATGCGTCAAGCAAAATAATATTAGGATCATTTTCATTTTCATCTTTATAGAAAACACCCCATGTGGTGCATGCAGAATAGTCGGCACGTTCAGATTTAGTAAATGCGGTATCCCATGATTGGATAATAAACTCACATCGTGGCGGGGTATCTTTATCCCATATTTGCCACCATTCACGTTTAACTAACGCACCCTCTTCTGAGGTTGGATCTTGTTGATACTGAGCTTGCCATTTAGATAAAGGCAACTCAATACGTAGTTTACTTAATTCATCATAAGACCAGAACTCTGGCCATAAAGGTTTTTCAGAAGGTAAGATAGCTGGGAGTTCAATGATTTCCCATTCATCTCCATCACGATCTACCATAGACTGAAGAATACGACCTGTAAGATCTCGTTTAGCCCAGCGAGTCATGACGACTACAATAGAACCACCTGGTTGTAAACGTTGACGTGGGCCTGAGGTATACCACTCAAACACCTTATCGTATACGGATGGATCTCCTGCTGCTAACGCTGCTTCCTGTTCCGAATGCGGGTCATCAATGATGAGAAGATCTGCTCCTTTACCAGTGACAGTACCACCAACACCGATAGCAAAATACTCACCATTAGCATTAGTAGACCAGCGGCCAGCAGCTTTAGAGTCAGAACGAAGGGCAACGTTTGGAAATATTTTAGCATAGACTTCAGAGTCTACCAGATTTCTGACCTTTCGTCCAAATCCAACTGCTAATTCTGCTGTATTTGAACATTGAATAATCTTTTTTCCTGGAAACTTTCCTAAGAACCAAGCAGGGAGCAAATAAGATGCAAACTCAGACTTAGTGTGACGAGGAGGCATATTAATAATAAGACGTTTTGTTTCTCCATTTGCAATTTCCTCAAACTTTTTAGCCATCAAAGCATGATGACGGCCATGAATAAATCCAGGCCACATGGTGGTTACAAACCTCATAAAGTCTTCACTGCCCTCTTCTCTTAAGAGTGCATTATCATACTCACGGATTTGCTCTAATACCATCGCCTGTTCTTCAGACGATAGCATATTCATTAACTCTACGACTTTATCACTCAAGATAACGTAACCTTAAATCAGCTGGGCGGATAGATCTAGCTCTTCCTTTAACCCCTTTGCAAACCCCTATCTCAATTAAGATAGACATCTTACGGGCTACATTCCCCCTACCCTTTTCGCCCGTTAGACGCATTACATCGTCAATCGTGGGACCAAAGCCATAGGTCTTCCAAAACTCATCTACAATCAAATATATTTCTTTTTGTGCTGGGGTCATTTCTTAAACTCATCTTCGGTTAATATAGGCTGGTCTTTCTTAGCATCTTTAAGCATCATCTCAAGCACTTCTATAATCTCTTCTGGAGATCCACCTACAATGTCGTCCTTTTCACTATAGGCCATAATTTTGCCTTCTTCTGTATAAAAGACTTCATTTAATGCATAATAGTATTCAGGTTCATTTACAGATACTCGTTTAATAATTCTATAGTTCCATGTCATTTTCTTAAGTCCTTAGCGAATTTATAAAGATTCGGGTATTGTCCTTCGTTCAATTCAGACTGGTCGTAAAGATTAGCACACTCTATGCATCTTAGGTCAAATAAGTTTTTATCACTTAACACTTGATCTGGATTCTCTAATACATGTGGTCGGTTAATGGTTGAAAAAAGTCTCACTAAATTAAATACACGTGAACCAAATAAAGACTCTACTTCTTCTTCAGAGACGTCTGGGTTTTCTTTAAACACATTAGTTCCGAATATAGAATGTAAACCACCAGCAAGGCATACTTCTTTACTAGCTCCCATAGAATATAGGATATGGTAACAACGATACAGGTGATCAAAGAGGCTACCCACACGATGTGGTATCTTGTCGGTCTGATAGCTCAATAAAAATTTCTTTAGTTTCTCTTCATCATGATCCATCGGCTTAGGGTCTATGGTGACTTTAAACATTAAGGTTGTTCTTACTTCACGACATATTCTAGATAGTGGGGCTGCCTTATGTGGCACTTTGCCTGGGAAAACAACAATACGGCCATATACAGGCAAAACTGCATTAAGGATCTCATTGTCCTTATAAAAGACCGTTTCTCCTCCCCACATAGGATCCCATGTCTCATTCATATAAACCACGACTGTTTGGTCTTCATCACGGTCTGTGTCTGTATGAATATAGCCCTCAGTCCCAAAGGTATGACGATTTGCATAACAACGGGTAAGAATGGCCTCGCCCCCAAAGATGACCTGTTTAATCTTTTCCCACATGTGGGTAAGCTCAAAAGGAAGCTTATCAGATACATCTATAGGGTTAGTATGCACCGTATTCGTAATGTCTGTATTCCAATGGCCATAGTCTACGTTTACATTAGACTTCCACCCATAGTTCCATTTGCAGCCTGAAAGGTAAGCATTTGCTGCATCTAGCTCATCTTTAGTCAATAGATCGTTATTTATGTACACGCCCGCCCCCTTTATGACGAAGTACAGTCCATATATGGAATCCTGTGGTTATAACGTATATAGAGAACACATAAGCCCATAGAATGTGACTATAGATCCAATCTATCTCAATTCTCTCATAGTGCATCTATACGTCTTCCTAACTTGGTTAATAAGATAACCTTCCAGCGCTTCCAGAATGGCATCTTATAGATATCATAGGCTAGTCCATTAACGATGATATAGGTTTCTCTTTTAAATTGTTTCATGTTATTCCTCCATAGGTTCATCATAATTATCTACCCCGTCTGTAGGGGACCCTAAATGAGTAGGGGGCTGTTCTGCTGTAGGGGCCTTCTCAAATGTTTCCCAAAATTTATCTACCCCTCCCCACTCTGATTCTGTAAAAGATAAGGGGGGTGTTTCCGTTATGGGTGCGGATTGTTTGTCTGGAATACTATGCAAGAGCGTAGCCTGTAAATCCAAATTATTTTGGGGGGTGACGGGTAGTGGGTCATCATAAACCACACTATCGCTAGGGTTATCCTCTGAAATACTTGGCGCTTCTTGGGTTTCGTCTTGGGTTTCTGTATCCGTTGGCGCTTGGTCTATGGTTTCGGGGTCAGGGTTAGCGAGTGACCCGCCTGTGATCTCGTTTAATAGTTCGTCAGCTTCTTTTTTCTTGGCGCTTGAAATGTTAGCGCTTGATCTGATAGCGTGAGCGAGTGAGGCTATTAACCTATTCTTAGCGGTTGCGCTTGTATCTGTTGCGGTTATCTCTTTGCGCTCTGTGAATAAAGAAACCTCTGTTATTTTGCCTAACAATTCTAGGGCTTTAATCTGTTGAGCGTGATTGACATCAGGATCAAGCGCCTTTTCTGTTAGCTTTTGGATAGTTAAAGCCCTTAAATGAGCGGGTAAAAGGTATTTATTGGCCTCTAACCCTGTCTTTATGGCCTCAATCATAAGGGCTATATTAGGGTTCATTGACAGTCTATGCGCCTCTACTCTCTGAGCGTTGGCGGTTGTGTTCGTATCGTAGGCGCTTCGATAGGCTTCGGCTTTGCTTTTACC